GGACCTTGAGAAATAGGGAGTGTCAATTGTCGCAAAGACTCTCCAATTAACTTGCTATATGATCCATTACCACAAAATTTATCTAAAAACATATGACGCATTTTAAATTCACGCGCACCGTGGTAATAATATTCCATTGAAAGCTTTTCACTAAGCTTTATATCTCTAGGTGATGGTATCTGACTCTTATAATAATAAAACTGATCTAACAAATACTCACGAAGATTAGTATAATTCTCAGATGTCTTAATCTTAAATGATGAAACCGCTTGTGAAGCAAACTCAAAAATATTAATCGGTTTATCAGGGATGCTAAATGCTTCACGCATAACAGTCTGAATAATCTCTTCTGGAGTTGTATTCTCAGCTAAATCACCATTCATATCAGCTCTAACTTCTTTAGCTAATACCATATAACGGTTAAATTGCTCTTCGACATAATCTAAAGCTTCATTAAAAGTTAATCCTGTTAAATATGGAGTTGATGGGCCGTTTGCCCCCCCTGGATAAATATCCACTTCCATCCAAACACGATCTGCACGCTCTTGTGCTGTGTATTGTAACATATCTAATTTATTAGAATTTGGAGCTGTTATGAACCCTTTCTGCAATGGGGAACATGCTGCTCTCTTAAAATGTAAGACGAATTGTTTTCTACGATCAAATGAATTTTGAACTTTATGTTCCATCATCTCATGAATAGTATTACTAGCAGTAATAGCTAATTCTGGCTCAACAGTATTTCCTTTGATACCCACATTAGGGTCATCTACAGATGCATAATTAGGTGCTAAAGTCTCAGAACTTACTAAATCAAAGAAAAACTTTCTTTGCTGTTCTTTACTAGGCTCATCAGATGTAACCATAAATTCGTCCCACCAAATTGCTCTAGGGTTAATCATACCATCTTGGTAATCAATATTATTTGGCATAGAATATATTTCAGTTTCTTCAAAACCTAATCGTCTAAATATAGTCTTAGATGCTGAAGTTTTACCAATACCACCTTCTCCGGCGATATGAAAACAATACGTTTCAATACGTCCTTTACCTTTATTGGATAAAGCAATATAGTTAGTATATAGATTAACTAGTTTACTATAGGCTCCGAAGAAAGAATTTCTTAAACCAATTTTAGTTGAAGTACGAATTTTAGGAACAAACTTATTTCCTCTATTAAGCAAATCCTTCAACATTGTGTTAAATGTATCAGAACAAACAACTTTCTGAATTTTCGAAACAGATAGTAAAACTAAAGCTTCTGATCTCCAATTTTCAATATCTAAATTTAATGCATCTTCTGATGACCCAAAAGTATATATAATAGAATTAGATAACACCGTAGGGAATAAACAAAGACAGAATAATGATAATTTCTTAATAATATTTCCTGTAACTAATAAATCTTAACATCGTCTAATAATAAACATCATTTTCTCTAAACAAGAATCTGACCACAAAAAGACGACATTAAAAATATTAACAATAAAGTTAACAGG